ACTTCATGCAACTCGCAACTGATCGGGCAGCTTATCGTTTAGCTGACCAATTTGACCAAGACGTTCTTGGTTATCTTTCCGGTTACAAGCAATCTACAATCCACGCTTCAGCAAATGCGCTGAACACTACAGCCCGTGGCGATAAAGCTGTTACCTCTGCTGGTGACAATGAGCTTTTGGCAACTATGCAGCTAAGGAAAGATAGCTTTTCAAACATTACTACTTCTTCGGCTGGTAACCACTCAATCCCAGTTGCAGCACGTCTTCCCGGCGCTACTGCACTTCCAACCGCAACAGCTTCTCCAGCGATGGTAGTTGCTCGTATGAAACGCCTGATGGATCAGCAGCAAGTTGATACAAATGGTCGTTGGTTGGTTGTAGACCCAGTGTTTATGGAACTCCTTTCAGACGAGGATTCACGTTTCATGAATGCAGACTTTGGTGAGTCCGGTGGTCTCCGTAATGGTTTAACTATTAAGAACCTTCACGGTTTCCGCGTCTATACCTCAAGCAATTTGCCAGCCGTAGGCCTAGGCGCTGGAAAAGCAGGTACGGCTAACCAGCTAACTGATTTCGGAGTCCTAGTTGCTGGTCATGACTCAGCAGTTGCTACCGCAGAAACCATCTCGAAAACGGAAATCTACCGTGATCCAGACTCATTCGCGGACATTGTTCGTGGGATGCAAGTATACGGTTCAAAGATTCTTCGACCAGAATCTATTGTAACTGCAATGTATAACGCCGCGTAGGTAAAGTAAAGGAGATTAATCTATGTCACTAGGTGATAACACATTAGCGGCTGCACGGGGTTCTTCCTCGCGAGGCCGCTCACCCTACATGGTTCAGACCGTTGTAGACTACGCAACAGCATTGACTGATAAAGGTTCTGCACTTGCAGCAAACGATATCATCCCTTGTATTGCGGTTCCAGCCGGGACACTCATTTTAAACGCAGGTATCCAAATTGATACCGTGGCCTCTTCAGGTACTACTACACTTGATTTGGGTACAGGCGTTGACGTTGATTGTTTCGTTGATGGATTTGACGCCGACAGTGGTACAGCGGCTGGCACATTTGCTATCCCCGCTGCTGCTTATAACCCGCTGATGGCGGTGGCAGCCGAGACTATCGACATCAAACTTGCCACACAGTCAGGCACTGCTTTGACTACTGGTAAGGTTCGCGTCTTCGCGCTTCTTATGGACGTAACCGATACAGGTCACTCTGTAGCGACTGAAGTAGACCGCGATTACTTAGCATAAAACTTTTGGGGCTGGCTTCACCGCTGGCCCCATTCCTCCATCTAAAGGTCTGACATGCCATCAACATATATTAGTTTATGCAATCAAGTCCTTCGCCGCTTAAACGAGGTGGAGTTAATCGATGGCGATTTTGCGTCTGCTACAGGCATTCAGGCTGTAGTTAAGGATGCAATCAAGGCCGCTGTTGCCCGTATTAATCAGATGGAATTTGAGTGGCCTTTTAACGCCGCTGAAGAGACTGATGTATTAGTTGTCGGGCAAGAAGAATATTCATGGCCCACTGCCTTTAAGGTAGCGGATTATAACAGTTTTCAAATACAGGCATCTACTTTGTTAGGCGTCAGCTTTACCACCCTGAAATTTATTGAGCGTGATGAGTACTACTCGAAGTACCGTGATGTGGATCAAACTTCCGGTTCAGTAGGTAGATCAATCCCACAGTTTGTTTTTCCCTCGCATGGAAACGGATATGGTGTCACTCCCTCCCCTAATAAAGCTTACACGCTTAAATTTAGATATTTTTTAAATCATTCGGACATCACTGATTTTGATGATGTTACCCGCATCCCGACCAGCTACGATACGGTGTTAATCGATGGTGCGCTTTACCATATGTATATGTTTAAATCTAATATGGAATCCGCCACAGCAGCGTATGCTACTTTTGAACAGGGCGTTAAAGACCTTCAAACATTATACATTAATACTTACACAAGCATTAGAGATACGAGGGTAAACTTTTAATGCCTGACCAGATATCCAGCTTTAAAGTTATTTGCTCTGGTGGCCTCAACTCCAACGAAAACCATTTGGATTTGTCGGATAATAGCCCAGGCGCAGCAAGCCGTTTGCTAAACTATGAGCCGTCCCTTTTTGGCGGCTATCGGCGTATTGAAGGCTTTGCTGAATTTGATAGTGATTTCGGAATTGTGACCGTAGCTGGTTCAGTAACTGGTGACGGAAAAGTTCTTGGCATTGCCATTTTTAAAGATGACGTAACAGGCGGTACTACAATCATAGCGGCCCGTAAGGATGCGGGTGCAGCTACTTACTCATTCTATTTTTATACAGCTAACGTGGGCTGGAGAAAGTACACACTCAACCACTCTGCTTCCAGAGTAATGACTGCAAACGGTGCAACTGTTGACCGCCTTCGCCACGTTCAATTTAACTTTGGTACAGGCAATAAAATTGTTTTTGTAGACGGTGTTAATGAAGCGATTATCTTTGACGGGGCGCACTGGTGCGAGATCAAAAGTGGGAACTCAGGCGGCTACACAGCAGGTGACAGTCACAACAACGGCAACGGCACTGCGGGTGGAGCCAAAGCACTCAACGCCCCTGCACTCGTAGATGTTTTCGAGAACCATTTGTTCTTAGGCGGCCATGAAGCCAATAGAGCAGCAATCGCTCATTCGGCTCCCAATGACCCATATACTTTTACCGCTGCGGCTGGCGCTGGGCAGATAGCGGCTGGCTTTGATGTTGTTCAGATTAAACCGTTTCGTGACAACCTTTTTGTATTCGGCAGTAAGAATATTAAAAAGATTACTGTTAATGCATCCAACGCATTTGCCCTTGAAAACGTCACCACCAACATTGGCTGCGTGGCACGGGACAGTGTACTAGAGGTCGGCGGCGATCTCATGTTCCTTAGCCCAGATGGTTTTAGACCCGTTGCGGGTACTTCTAGAGTTGGAGATGTAGAATTAGAGACATTATCCAAACCTATTCAATCAACTCTGGTTGACCTGATTAAAAACGAAGACATGAACGCACTCACCGGAGTAGTGGTACGATCTAAATCGCAGGTTCGTTACTTTGTCACCACCACTGTGGGAAGTGCGGTCCAAGGGGCCTCCGAAAGCACAGGGATCATTGGCGGTCTTACTACTTCTAGTGGCGGTGGGATTGGTTGGGAATTTGGACAACTTTTAGGTATCCGAGCCTCATGTTGCACGAGCGATTATGTGGGTTCAGAAGAACTTATATTGCACGGTGATCATGACGGAAAAGTTTTCAAACAAGACAGCGGTACGAGCTTTAATGGTGCTAATATAGTTAGTGTTTATTCTACCCCGTATTTAGATTTCGGAGAGACTGAGCAACGCAAAGAACTACGAAAGATAAACACATTTGTTCGTGCGGAAGGCCCGTTTGAACTAAACTTAGCGGTTGATTTTGATTGGGGTGACTACAACACCTCGGTCCCTTCTACATATACACAAGCGAGTAGTGGCGCCCCTACAACCTATGCAGGTCGTGGGGTCACCTACAACGGTACAAACATCGTTTATGGCGGTGCATCAAAACCCGTAATGACCTCAGACATTCAAGGTAGCGGCTTCTCAGTTAGAGCCACTTTTGTGACTGATGGACAAACAGAACCATTTTCAATTCAAGGCTTGGTCTTTGAATTTAGCGCAGCCGGGAGAAGATAACTATGGCAGGGTATACAAGACAATCTAGTGCTTCGATTGTTAACGGGACAAGTATTACGGCTGCTCCGCTTAATGCCGAATTTAATCAGCTTCTCGCAGCTTTTCACGCAACCACTGGTCACACGCACACAGGCGCTACAGGCAATGGTACAAAGATACCTCTGGCTACATCTGTCAGCGGATTTTTACCAATTGCGAATGGCGGTTCTGGCGGCAAGAACAACTTTACTGCAACCTCCGTGCCTGGTGTTGGTGATGACAGTGGTGATAGTTATGCAATCGGCTCTATGTGGACGAATACAAGCACTGATCGTGTATACATCTGTACCGATAGCTCATCTGGTGCGGCTGTCTGGCGGGAGCTTGTTCAAGTAACCAGCCTCAACGCAATTCTGCCCGTATCAAACAATTCAGTTGACCTAGGCAGCTCAGGGACACGTTTCAAAGACCTATTCCTGTCAGGCGCATCCACGGTAGCTGGCAACGCAGCCGTTGTTGGTACGCTAACGCTGACGGGTTCTACTGCGCTTAACTCTACGCTGACCGTGGCTGGTGTAACCGCACTGAATGGCGGTCTGACTATGGACAGCAACAAGTTCACGGTTGCGAATACTTCAGGCAATGTTGCCACCGCAGGTACGCTAGCTGTTACAGGGGCCACTGCCCTTAACGGCGGTCTGACGATGGACACAAACAAGTTCACGGTAGCTAATACATCAGGAAACGTAGCAACCGCTGGTACACTAGCAGTCGCTGGAACATCAGCCTTCACGGGCGCTATAACGGCTGACGCTGGCGTGGTTGTGGACAACATCACAATTGATGGCACAGAGATCGATCTCTCCAGCGGTGACCTAACAATTGACGTTGCTGGCGATATACTTTTAAACGCTGACGGCGGTGATATATTTCTACAGGACGGCTCTGCCACCTTTGGCTCCCTGACAAACACTGGCGGCAACCTGATCATAAAATCAGGCACTACCACAGCGGCTACATTTGCTGGTGCTAACGTGGACCTTGCTGGAACTCTAGATGTCACTGGCGCTGGTACGTTTGATAGCACTTTGGCCGTAACTGGTGTTCTTAGCCCTGCCACCCATGTCGATATGCCTGACAATGCAAAAATAAAAGTAGGTACAGGCGATGATTTAGAAATCAGCCACGATGGCACTAACTCTTTTATAGCCAACAAAACAGGCATTCTTAAAGTATCCACCGAAACATCTGGCGGTGCAGTTCTTATTGGTCACACAACGTCTGAAGTCACAATTGGCGATAACCTCACTGTTGCAGGTGACCTAACTGTGCAAGGCACACAGACGGTTGTGAATAGCGTTATTATGAATGCTCAGAACGCTGTTGTATTCGAAGGCGCA